GGCGAGGTTGTCGGCACCTACTACGTGACCTGCCCGTATTGCGGCTACCGGCTGACCGTGCGCAAGCCGACAGGCATGAATCCGCTGTATGGCATGACCGACGACGAATTCTACAAGCGATTCGGGAGCATGTGATGGCCAGACGAGGCTACGTGCAGTTGGCGAACGGCTTCTACCTGAACCGGAAGGTGCGCCGTCTGCGCCGTACCATGCCCTCTGCCATCAGCGCATTCGTCGTCATGCTTTCCTACTGCGGTGACAATCTCACGGACGGTTACGTGGACGATGATACTGCGGAGTTCGTGCTCGACATCACCGTGCAGGAGCTTGACGCATTGCAGCAGGTCGGATTGATCGAGACCGTGGACGGCGGCTATGTCATCCACGATTATCTTGAGCACAACCGGAGCCGTCAGCAGGTCATGGCCAAACGCAAGCGTGAGCGTGAGCGGTATTCTGCCGAAAGTCTGCCGGCAGAAAGTGCGCAGACTGCCGGCAGAATCAAAACAGAATCGGGACAAACACCAGAACACCAGAACACCAGAACACCAAAGAAAGAGAAAGAAGAATATTCTTCTTCTTTCTCCAAAGAAATCGGGGTAAGCGACTTCGAGCTAGCGAGGGAGAAGGCGCACGCCAACGCCGACATCATCCGAAACTATCCGAAACTCGACCTATCGGACGCATGGAACGCGTTCAACTCACGGCATTACGGCGAAACACGCTCCGTCAACGACTGGGCGCGACTATGGAAAGGCTGGTGCCAACGCAGAGCCAACATGAGCGGCATCCCACCCTCGAAACGACATACGCACACATGGGCGTGCGAACACACACTGAAACGCCTCGGCCTCGAATCACGCGACGACGTGCAAGACATGACCTCAGCGCAGCGAACGGCGAACGAACTCAACAAGGAAGACCGGAATGGAAGAACCTGAACTCACCGAACAACAAAAAACAGCCCTCAGAAAAGCAATCGGCGACATCGTCGGAGACTACGCGCCGTGGGTGCTGATCGTGGAAACCACGCCACTTGGAGAGACAAACATGGCATACTCCCAAAGCGTGACCGACACGCATTCCAGCGCGTTCACCATCATCGGACTGCTGGACTGCGAACTGACCGAACGACTCAGCTAGGTTGCGTTCAAAGGTGCGTGGTAGAATCGTCGAAGCCGGTTCGATCGCACGCCGCAAGGCACTGGCCTAGGAAACCCATACCCAATGAAAGGCCAGAAGCGATTGCCGGAATGCAAAACCCGCTCATGCTGGCGTGAACGAGACCCCGAACGCCAACTATGCCCCAACTGCGAAACCCGCCTCACCGACAACCTCAAATGGCTGGCGAAACACCTGCCATCACTGGAAGACGGGAAACTCAACCGCATCAACAAAAACAGGGACATGAACGGCAACGGCGGAAACGGATACTCCGCAACCCCGCCACTGCGCGAAACCATCTACGACCTGCTGTACGAACGCGACGAACACGGACTGGACGGCGTGCAACCAACACTCCAGGCATTCGCCACATGCCTGGGCATCCAATGGATGCACATCACGCCACTGGCCGACCTCGCCAAACGAATCCTCGACACGGAAACAGGACACACCAACTACCTGCTCTCCACGGCGACCCCCGTCTACGCCGAACAGATACGCATCCTCGTCAAGGAATGCTCACGCATCCTCGACCAGGGACACGCCATCAACCTCGGCACGTGCCCCAACACCGACTGCAACACGCCGCTGACGGCCGACGCGACAGCAACCACGGTCAAATGCCGCGGATGCAAGAACACGTGGAACATCAACTACATTCGGAGCATCATGAGCCAGAAAATACTCGAATCGGACTACACGGGCACCATGCGCCAGATCATCGACCTGCTCGCGCAATCCACCGGGCAAATCGTCAACACGAACACGTTCAAAAGCTGGGTGCACCGCAACCAGCTAAAACCGGCGGGCGGAACCCACGGCCACCCCACATACCGCATCGCGGACGTATACCGGCTCCTGCTCGGACTCCAACAAGCCGGACAAACCACCGACAGCGTATGGCAGTTGCTCTCCACCAAGCAGAAAGCGGAATAATGGCGCGAATCATGAGAATCCACATCGTAGCAGCAGACGTGCGAGACAAGGACAGCTACAGGGATTACACGACCCTCCCACCGGAAAAGCGTTCTTGGCTGCCGACCGTTTGCGAGGAGGCGGAACTCAAGTATGGCGAGTTCGTCAGCATCATGGGCGTATACGATTCGCGCGCTCAAGCCGAACGCCGCGTGGATGAACTCGTTCGCGAAGGCTTCACTGTTTTCCCGATCGTCGAATGCGTTGTGGACGCGAACTGCTGGGAATACATAGGAGGCTACGCGGAATGAGCGCCGCCGACACGACACAGGACAACACCACCAAGGAGACACAATGACGTCACCAACCACCAAAGAACTGCTCATGCGCGTGATCGCCGTGGGATCACCGAAACTGTTCGACGGGTCAGACAACGAGCCAATCGAAGTGACCGACTACCAACATGAGATATACGGCTCCTCGGAATCGCTGTACATGGAATACCGGACACGCGGCGGGAAAACGGAATATCTAAAGTATGGATACTTCGACCTGTCCGCCCTGCTCGAAACATTGGACGAGTGGGATAGGCAACACGACGATACGAGGGAGTCGGACGCATGAAATGGTTCACCAGCGACCTGCATTTCGCGCACCCATTCGTGGCCGCGCTACGCGGTTACGCGCGACCCGGATACGCTCGCGACGAATCGATCAGGCAACAGGCCGAACGCGACGGCAGGCAGCTCAAGGATTGTGTCGACTGGCGTCGGCACGATGCCGACATCGTACAGGCGATAAACACATACGTCGGCGAGGAAGACGAACTCTACATACTGGGAGACATCAGCTCCGGCAGCACGTGGAGCGTCGACCAGGCGATAATGCGCATCCAGAATCTACAGGTCCCGCGCAAACACAGACACCTGATCCTCGGCAACCACGAACTCTACGCATCCAGCCGCACGCTGGAAAAGTTGGCAAGCGTGTTCGGGGAAGTCGGAAGAGTCGGCATCACCGAAATCAGAGACGGGTGGGGCAACAATCCACACACGGTATTTTTAAGCCACTTCCAATGGCGTGACGACTTCACGCAAAGCAAACCACTAGGCGCAGTCTCAACCAATTGGAACGCGCCGGAATTAGCCGAATACGCGATACCACGCATGAACAACACGCTGCTCCTGCACGGACATACGCACGCGCATGACCCGCTAGAGTTCGGCAGACATCACAATGAGATCAACGTCGGATTGGACGCATGGCATTTCGAGCCAGTCAACGAAGCCGAATTGGTGGACAATCTGCTACACACTGCGTCAAGCACCGTCTGAGCGGTCTACAATGGCACATGAATGGGGGCGGATTCAAAAACTGCCCCACTATTTTTCAGTAATCAGCACCGTTGGATTTCAATTCCTCCAAAAAATCATCCCACTGCTCTCTCGTCGGAATACTCAACCCAGATTCTGGATGCCAACACGCATACCAGCAAATCAAATAATCTCCCTGCACACGTTGGAAAAATCCATCAATCCAAGACGGATCGTCTTCCCTACGCGCAAGTTCCAAAGCCTCCCTGCAAGCCGGCGCCATATGATCGTCAAACCACTTAACATTCGCATCTGTGCTCGAATAAATGGCGTGATAGATAGCTCCCGGGTTAACACGGAGCGACACCAACATCTCAGCCTTCACACGTGTCTTAAATTCTTCACGCCTGTCAAAGTCATACACTCCGTCGGCAATCAGCTGCTTAACATACGGGTCACAATGTTCAGCCAAAAACCACGCACGATCTGTAATATCTCTAAGCGTTTGGAACAAACACTTCACATCGTCGGGAAGCGGGCCAACCCGTCGAGGGAAATCGTTCAATCTCATTTGTCAATCCTTGTATTATCAGTGTTTTAACGAGTATTCGCAAGTCGCTTGAATCCAGTTTCGTCATCCTCCTTGCCTAGGTAATCCTGCAATCCATCGCCAGCCTTGCCATTCAGCCCGCGACGGGACATGTCGTAATAGTCGAGCATCCGCGGACTGTTCCACCCGCCTGCGGCCATGATGTCCCTGTCCGACACGCCCGCGTCACGGGAGAGCGTGCAGAACGTCCTCCGCAATGAATGCGGCGAAATATCCGGCACGCCAACACGCAATGCCACGGACGATACGATGCCCACGGCGGTCTGCTGTCGCAGACGCGCGCCGGAATCCTCACGGAACACCGCACCACGCCTACGTCCGCCAACGAGTCGTGCGAGAGCGTCGGACGCCTCGGAGGGAATGGCCACACGCTGAGACCAGTCGCCCTTGCGGTCGAACCGCACCCACGGACGCCCGTCATCCAGATGACAGTCCTCGACATCCAGTCCAAGCGCCTCACCGACCCTCGCACCAGTCAACAGCAGCAGACTGCACAAGGCATCCGTCCGCGCATCCATACCACGCGCTTCGGCCAGAAAAAGCCTAGCCTGCTCGCGGGTGAGATACGTGCCATCCGAATGACCGTACACTTTCGGCCTGCGCACATGCTCGCCCGGATCACAGTCGATGTATCCCTCCTCGCAAAGGTAGCGGTAAAGGCAGCATACGACGCTCAGATTCCTGTACACCGTGTTTTTCGCCGCTAGCCGCATTCCGTCGCCATAGGCGGCGAACACCTCGATATGGGTGCGCGTCGCCCGCAGCATGTCGATGCCATTATCCGCACACCAGCGGAGCCATCGCGATACGACGCTCCGATACCCCGCCCTTGTACCCGGCGTCAGGCCGGCGAGAAAACCGGCGATCATGTCGGTCAACGTCTCCATATGCGCACCGTCTCCTTGCAGACAAGCGGCTTGTCGGCCGGCCCTTTGACGAATGGTGGTATCCACTGGCGTCGGCGGAGCGAATGATTCGGGCCATACGCCTGATCCCTCCAGAAGCCGCGCACGATGAAACGATGCGAGTATTCACGCCGCACGCGCCCGTCATCATCGGCGCTTTCGCCGGGACGGTGGAGGTTTTCCCTCAGCACCAGCATCTTGACCTTGCGTATCTCCGGGTCGAACCTCGACGGGAGCGGGTGCACGGCGCTCGGCTCGCCCGGCTTCGCCTGGCATATGCGCGTCTCCTCGCTCAACGCCCAGACCGCCTGCGCGAAATCGACCCATGCCCGCAACAGTGCGGCGTTCGCGTCGGCGGCGTCCGCCAACGCTCCGGAACCGCTCATCAGGTCCACCGGCAGCCCGACGTCAGCCGCGCCGGTCTTCTCCAGCGTCTCCGGATCGTCGGTCATGGGGTAGACGGTCGTTTCGTCGCCCGAAACGACCCAGAAGAACCCGTCGATGTTCGCCTTGAAGCCGACCGGCGAGGCGTCCACCGGCAGTCCGCCATCGATGATCATTACCCCGCTTGCGGCCGGGGGACGGTTTTTCGGATAGTCGCCCACGGCGGCGGTGTCGGCCGCGAGTTTTGCCATGTCGCGGCTGATCCACCATAATTGCGCCGTCGCCATCTGGTCGGCCTCATCCCACGCGGCGGCCAGGGCCTCGCGGTACTGTGTCGCGTCATGTTGGCGTTTCAGCCGTTTTCTCTGCTTTTCCACGATCTTGTCGCGGATGAGCGGCAGGTGTGATGGGATGAGGCGAAGTCGCCCGTTTTTGCCGCGCGTCATGTCATGCCTCGATCTCGTCACGCCACGACAGCAGGTCGCGTGTAATCATATCCCCGGACGACACCTGCACGTAAAGCCACGCACGATAACCAAACCGCGCGGCATGCTCACGCTTCAACCACGCGGCCAACCATTCCACCCGCAACGAAACAGGCGAATGATACCGCCACAACTCACGGTTCGACTCACGGTCGAAACGCGAAAACTGATAAACCATCAAGACACAGTCTCCTTCCCAATAGATCCGATTGATTGCACGCGCCGCCCACGCTCCAACCATGGGCGGCACGATCATTCCCAAGAGCGGCTCACCACTCCAAAACCTTGCGGCCATCGACAAGCACATACGAGCCACCGACACCATTGCCCGACACGGACGCATCCCACCTGCACACATGCTGATAGTCGGAACCGCCATCAGCCGCGACGGAACCGGGATTGCCGTGACGCCACGCATCCCAAGACCCGACCACCGCCGCCGAAGCGCCACCCAACGACCGGGCCTGATCCACGGCCTCCAAATGGCCGACGACACCAACGGCGACGACAAGCACGACAACAAGAAAAACATTACGAACCTTACCGAACATGATTTGCTTCTTTCCGGCAAACCACATACACTATGGTCTGCCTGATTATTTTTTGATAGTGGTAATTAGGGTGCCGCCACCGCTCCGAACAGTGGCGGCATATTCTTTTTCAAGCAGCAAGCCTGAGATTATGGGCGGCGAGATAGTCGGCAATCTGCTCTTCCAGCCGCGCGTCAACGTCCGTGTAACAGTCGCGGTAAGCGACCACGCCACCCGTACCGTCGAACACGACATACGCCACACGACGGCCCTTGGAGTCACGGAAGCCACGCGGCTTATGCGCATACGCGCCGAACACGTCGGACAGTTCCTTGACCGATTTGCCGCCCGGAATCACCGCCTTGCGCACCATGACCGCGCTGGACGTGGCAACCACCTCATGAGGCTCCGTCCGTGGCGGAACCTCGGGAATCTCAGCCGTGACAGGCTCAGGCTCAGGCTGCATCGCCCTGGACTGCAACGCCATCATGAACGCCGCCGCCTCCCGGTCAGACGAAACGTAATCCTCGCGATAATCGTTGAACGCTTCAAGAACATTCACCGGATACTCGCCATCAGCGAACGCCGTAACCGCATCGCCATAGTCAGCGGGCGAAACGTCGGAATCGTGAAGCATCGTGTAAATGGCCTCGAACTCACGTGCGAACTCGACAATGGTATGACCGCCAAGATCACTCATGGGCTGCTTAGACTGTTCCACGGTCTCAGCCGGTTCCGGTTCCACCGGCTTGACCGGTTCCGGCTCAGTCTCAGGCTTGACCGGCTCGGGCTGCTCAGGCTCAGGCTGCTCAGGCTTGACCGGCTCACGCTTAGAACGCTTAGACTTAGACGTGATGGAATCAACGAACGCCCAATCAGGCGCGTCAACAAGGCCAAACACCGGCTTGACCTTGGGCGCGTCCGGGTGGAACACGCCAACCGGCTTGACCTCACCGCCCGCAAAATCACATGAGGCACCACGCATAGGCATGAGGAGATACCCCTCACCGCCCCAGCCAGTCGTCTCGAACGGGTCATCAACGTCAACCACCGGCCCGATCCAAACACCGGAATACCCCGTGGAAGTCAGAAACTCAACGGACTTGCCCAAAGCGGCCACCCTTGTCAACAGTTCGGACACATACGCCGGATTCAAGTAAAACGACGTGACAGTTTCACCCGAACTCGCCCCTACGCAGCCAACGCCCGGCAGCTGATAGGACATTCCAAGTCTGTTGGTAACCGCGACACCGTCGGCGGCCACGGAAAAACACAGAGGATCATAACGATTCGTCCTGAGTTTCACCACCGCGTCCTTGAGCTGTTTCACGTCGCAGACGAAACCACGGCCATAGCCGTTGCACCCCTTGCAAGCCCAGCAACGCGCGATACTCGGAAACTCGCCAACAGACGTGGCAGACATAAGAACATTCCACCCGGCTACCATGCAACCAACAGAAACAGCACCGCCGCAGTCGTTCTTGCGGTATTCCAAGCGTAGACCGCCGATCGTCTTGTCCGCGAACAGTTTCAGGAATTTGGCACGTGCGAAACAATCGAACCCCTTACCGCCGTCGCGTTCGATGACGGCACCACGAACGCACGCCATGGCCATGCGGAAACGATCAGTGGACTGCAAGCGCAACATGCCGCCCGCCACGTCCATGTCAACCGCAGTCAGCACGGGCCGCTGCTCCTCCTTGGAGACACACGGTTCGACAAGCTTGAAAGCGCGCGCGAACTCACCAGAATCCATGGTCACGGCGAACAGCGGATCACCCTGACTGCAATTGGCGCGAACACCACGCGGATCATACTGATTATCACATGCCGCGCCCTCACAGTCGTAGCCGCTGTCGTCCGCGAACCTGACATGCATCATGGCGGGACGCCCGACCTCTTTGCCGTCGTCATCCCTTTCAACCGGCAGCCGCTCACAGTCAACGGACCTCAACCCGCCGTGCGCCTCAGCCAACTCAAGCACACTACGCAACACGTCAGCATCAACCGTGGCGGGTGACCCGGCGAACGATACGCCATCAGGCCAATCAAACCACGCCGAACCCATAACCTCAATGCCCTCACGGAACACCGACACCCGATCAGCCTTGAACCGCACGGCAACAGACTTGAAGAACTTAGAAAAAACAAGATCACGCATGATAAACCCCTTAAAAAGAAAAACGATGAAAACAAAGGGCGCGGCACAACCGCCACGCCCCGAAACTAAACAACCGAAACCGGCAGACGCGACTAACGCAACCCGCCGCAAATGTCTTTCACGCCGGCGAGATAATCCGACTCGCCTTCGAAATCATGGGCATCCTCCGAAAGCGCAACATCGGGCCGACCGCTTTCATCCGCATAATGCACGAAGTCAACGCAAAGGGGGAAATCAAGGTCGATACCCACATAGCATGTCGTACCATCCGTGAAATCCACCTTGATAGTGTCATTAGGACGCATGTCGGATACCATTTCTGTATCCTTGACATTCACCCCGTAATCATAGATATCGCTAGACAGCTGACGGAGGTCAATTTTACAGATTGGGTATGCGCTCCGGTCGAGTTCCGTCACGTCAACAAACTGGCTCGGCTGCGGCTCTCCGGCGAAGTCGCCTTCACCGGCCACCATGTCGTTCGCCTGCTCAATGCAGTAGTCGACGTCGTCCACCACATAGGCGAGCTCCAGTTCCTCGTTTTCGACGTGCTTCAGGTTGCCGACCTCGAAGAAATCCGCAGCCCAGTCGGGGCCGTACTGCGAGTTCTCCTCATCCCACTCGCGGATAGAGATCTCAACTGCCTTGTTTTTGTCCACTAATACCACCATGACGTTTTCCTTTCCTTGATGATCGACGGTGATTGCCGGGCATGATTGATAGGCTCACGCCCGAAGCCTGGAACAAGTCAGCGCATACGAGCATGACGCGATATAACACGTTCCGCCTGAACTAGAGCGCGAGTCTGCATGTCAAGCAAAGACTCGCCGTGAAACGCCATGCTTGCATCATGGCCGGGCGCCATATACCGACGCATCTCAGATGCCGTGAAGAATCGTTCGGCAATGCTCACGTTGTACACGATGGCGCAACCGCCATAGCTGTACTGGCTCCAGTTACACGCGCCGTTGAGCAGCAGAGAGCGACGTGGCCCGAAGTGCTCAGGGAGAACGGTATTAGGCATGTCGAGCGATTCGAGAATATCCAAAGCGGTTTCCTTGACACCTTGACCCCACTTGCTGCGCGGTTGATAATTGGCTTCGATTGCCTTGTGGGTTTCGTCGATAGTCTTCATTTTTGATACTCCATTCCAGCCCCCTTGCTAGAATAAGAGGGCTCTAGTTAGTTGGTTAAAATTACTGAGCAATCGAGCCGGATAGTTGCAGCTATCCGGCTCAACTTATGCGTGGGCTAGCCACGCCATAAAGACGTGTCTAGCCCTGGCGGATTACTTGGAATCCGCCGTAGTTTCAGAATCAGAATCAAGTAACTTACGCGGATTACGCACCTTAAGCACATCGCAAATTCGCACCGCGACATCAAGACTCATGCCGCCCGTTTTACGAGCGCCGGTCTCGAATGCCGCTACGCGAGGCTGCGTCACGCCGATTTTTTCGGCTAACTCACGTTGCGTCAACCCACGTTTCATTCTTAATTCCTTCAATCCCATAGCCACTCCTTTGTCGAAGGTGTAGCCATTGTAGATCATGCGCGGCTCGAAGGCCACGCAAAAAGCGGTGAATGGCTCGCACTGTTGGCCGCAGTGCCAGGCCCTTTAGACCCTATAGAACCTTTAGCGTTCCCACGTGCCCCATACATTCCGCGACATCTCCCGACGTTGCGAAACGCACATGCAAAAGTCCGCGATAGCCGTCACCGGCCAACCGCGCACCGTGCGCACCCGCCCCTACAGCCGCCCGACATGCCTAAGCACGCCAAACCATAGGGGGTTACTGTGCCACAATAAAATTCCGTTGCCTATCCCCGCGTTTCCAACGCGCAGAGTCTGTAGCTGCCGTATTAAGCACACTGGCTCTCTACCACCGCGGACCCGACTAGCCACCGACGGGTCGCATAGGCTCGCCGTCGGCGTTTCCACCGGTTCCGCGGCTAAAGACGATTAGGCCCGGCCGCGTGCGCTACAGAGACATGCCGAGACATGTCTTAGCGTCCACTATTCAGTTCTCAAACCTCATGCCACGGCCCCCCCGACTCCAAGACACTTCATGTCTCTTCGCCATGTCCCCTCATGCACCCGCCTATGCGGGCCGCGCCGTATCAGATGGCGTCGCCATGAGGCTTTCGGGCCGGTATCGATCGGTGTGCAAGTGGCGGCTCTGTGATGGCCGCTGCACCTTGCTAGGCTGACCGCCTAACCGGTGATGGCTATCACTCTACACATAATCAATTGGTTATGCAAGCCGGGATAGCGAGACACTGTAAAAACCATTGCAAACACTAGCATTCGTCGGCGTGTCGCAACCATGCGACGGCGACGCAAAACCACGCCGGCACGGACACGGCACGGCCACGGCCACGGCCACGGCCACGCATGACGGGCGCGACGGGCACGACGGACGTGCGCGACGGGCGCGACGTTAATACGATCGCGCCCGCGCAAATACCACACGACACGCCAAAACACAATCACACAGACGTTCTAATGTTGCACATACAACAAACACCCCCCCCCGCGGGGAGCCCCCACCCGGTACTTCTGCTGGGGCCGGTGGGACAATAGCAGAAATAGCGCGCGGGTTTTTGAAAAGTTTGCGCATAAAACGTGACGCTCGCAAGCCGCCGTCTCGCTCTGCGCATGGACTGCAAGCGGTTCACAATCATGTTGTGCAACCGTTGTTGCAACCGTTGTTGCAACCGTTTTGTTGGGTATAATCATCATTAGATGATTTTGGCTGGCGCGGCTTAGGCGTGCTGGCTTTGCAATCCTGTCGGCACAGCCTTTTGGTTGCCGGGTTCGATTCCCGGGGTTTGCTCTAGGTTTCATGGGGGTAGCTGCCCGTGAGACCGATGGCATTGCTCGAATATCCCCGCTGGGACATGTGGGGGACAAGAGGCTCCATGCCCTAATCGGGCGGTTGATGACCGAAGTGGAGGCACGGCCAAACGGGTGCACATGTATGCATGTTCCTTGCCGTTGGTGGTAAAGACCATTCCACCATGCCGACGTCTTGCCGACTTGGACGTTAACTAAGTCGGGTATATGGCATTGGTGCAATGGTAGCATGGCGGTCTCCAAAACCGTCGATGTTGGTTCGAGTCCAACATGCTGTGCTCAGCCTACCCACAGGTTGTGGGAGAGGTCTTCGGAGTCGTCTTGGGGCGGCTCTAGTTTCAGCTGACCCGCCTAGTTTGCGGGGGCAGTCTCCTGAGTCGCTGTGGCGGCTCTTGCTTTTGGATGCTTGGCAGAGTGGCTTATTGCACCACCTCGCTAAGGTGGCGACCGGGAACGGTCCGGGGGTTCGACTCCCTCAGCATCCGCTCGCCGTGGCTGGCGGTAAAAAGCCATTTTTGCCATTGGGTTTCCTTTTGGCGGTTTGGGTTAGATGACAGACGACCCCCATGTTTTGGTGAGTGTGGCGTGGGGGTTGTCTGTTCTTTTGCTTTGGTGGCGGAATGGTAGACGCGGCGCACTCAAAATGCGTTGTCTTGTGACGTGTGGGTTCGACTCCCACCTGAAGCACTTGGGTTGGCTGATCTGAGAACTTTTCCTGCTGGGTTGTTTCCCCTTTGGTTTGATCTCTCCTGCTCAGCACCGGCCAGCCCTGTTTTTCTTTGTGGGGTTCGTATGGTTTGGCGTGGTGAGCGTAAGGGACGGTTCAATCCTGATTGGCCTAGGGTTCGCGCCTTGATATTGGATCGTGACGGGCATAGGTGCCAGTGGCCTGTTGAGGATGATTACGGGCGTGTGCGGCTGTGCGGGGCCTATGCGAATCAGGTGGATCACAAGAAGCGTGATTCTGTTCATGATGATGATTCACCGGAGAATCTTTGGGCGTTGTGCGACAGACATCATTCTTACAAGACCGAGCTTGAGGCCGCCGAGCAGCGTCGTGAGAACCGTCGCAGGAGGGCGGAGGCGAAGTGGTACAGGCATCCGGCGTTCCATTAGACGATGGTGAATGCTGCATTAATGGTTGTTCGCGTGACGTCCATGCGCGAGGCATGTGCAGGATGCATTACGACCGGTGGCGTCGTGGCGGCATGGGTGCGCGTAAGAAGCGTATGAGCCGTGCGTGCATCCAGTGCGGGAGGTTTTTCGAGACTGAGCGCAGGGACAAGAAGACGTGTTCCGACAGGTGCCGGAAGGCGTGGAACAGGAAATGCCGCAGGTCTCCGGTTCGTTTGGATTCCAAGCCGAACCCGTTGAAGTCGGTGTTGTGGGAGCCGAGGGCGAACGCTCGTGTCGATGCGCCGGTTCCTGTCGCCAGGTCTTTCTGGACCCGTGAGGATGAGTGGGCTTCGTGTTCTCATGTTTGTCCCAAGTGCGGGCGGGCGCTTGACCGTTTGGTTGATGTTATGAGCGGTGATTACCCGGTTGGCGCATGGAAGGTGCCTTTGGAGCAGGGTGGGGAGAACAGCCTGTGCAACCGTGTCCTTGTCCATCGCAAATGCGCGTGATGCCGGAACGGCTTTCGCGCTGATGCCCGGAATGGGTGTGCGGAGGTGGTTTCTATGGCGGCCAGGAAGCAGTCCAATCAGATTCTTGAGGTTCCCGATGGGAAGCTTGGGCCTGATCTGCCTGATGCGAGCTTCATGTTTCCGAAGGGTGGCGAATGGTCGCCTCTGGTGGAGCACTGGTACGAGGAGTTCAGGAAAAGCCCGAACGCGTCCATGCTTCGCACGGCACCCGCGTGGATGGCTGTGCAGTTGGGTTTCGCCACCATCAACGAGATGATCTGGTCGAAACGTTACGCGACGTTGATGCCGGTCGTGCGTCAGCTGTTCGACGAGTTGGGTTGGACTCCGGCTTCGTTGCGCGCTTTGAAGTTCGATGTTCCTGAAAGCAATGACCATGCGGCCACCGATGGTTCGAATCATGCCGTTATTCAGGATATCGACGCGTGGCGCAGGAAGTTGGAGGCCGCCCGCTGATGCATGTCATGATTCCAAGGCTGTCCTATGAGGACAGGCGCCGGAGTCTGGGCGCGTTGTTCCTTTGGTGGACGGAGACGTTCGTGCTTATCGGGCGTGGCGACGCCACTGGCGAGCATGTCACTCATTCGCCGGAGTACATACAGTTCGCGTTGAACGCGTATGCGCTTGACAAGAATGGTCGGCGTAGGTTCGACCGTTGTTCGATGTGGCGTCCGAAAGGCTGCAATAAAAGCGGTGCAGGCTGCGAGTACGGCTTGTTCGAGGCTTTGGGGCCTTGCAGGTTCGATCATTGGGCGGTGGCCGGCGAATACTACGAGTTCCTTGGTCAGCGTTACTACTATCTGCCCGGTGAGCCTGTTGGCCGTCCGGTTCAGCGTCCTGAGATTCTGTGCCTTGCCACCAGCGAGGATCAGACGGGGAACATCTTCGATTCGATCCACTACAACTGCAAGGAAGGGCCTTTGTCCCAGTTGCAGGGCGAAGGCATGGTCGTGACGAAGACCGGTATCTCCCTTCCGGAGGGCGGGGAGATAGTGCCGTCCACTTCAGGTGATTCGTCCAAGGACGGCGGCTTGGAGACGTTTGTTCTTGCCGACGAGATTCACTTGTACAAGCTGCCGCGTCATATCAGCATGTACAAGACGGTTCAGCGTAATCTGCCGAAGCGTTCCCTTGAGGCCGACCCGTGGCTGTTGGAGATGACGACGTATTATCGTCCGGGTGAGAACAGTGTGGCGGAGTCCGTCGAGCAGATCGCGCATGATATTCTTTCCGGCAGGTCGAAGCATTACAAGGGCTTGTATTTCGACTATCGGTATTCGACGCTTCCTCTTGAGGAGTTCTCGGATGAGAAGAAGCTTGAGCATGCGTTGTACGAGTCGTATGGTTCCGCAGCCCATTCGACTGATGGCAAGGATTATGTGATTTTGCCGGATGGTCGTATCGAACCGGTGGATGATGACGGGTATACGGCCGAGGGTTTCTCGTTGAAGGATGATGGCGTGGAGCCGGGGCCGTCCATGAACGGGTGGGTCAATATCCGTGGCCTGATGAATCAGATTTACCAGCCTGATTCGGACGTGAACGATTCGATCCGCTATTACCTGAACTCCCGCGCGTCCAGTGAGGATTCGTGGCTTACCGAACCGGCCATTCAGTCGCATGTCGCGTACAAGGCGCTTGTGGATGACTGCATCGAGGCGAACATTGGCCTTGATGATGTGTGGAAACGGGTGGTCAAGCCCGATGACGAGATCACGTTGGGTTTCGATGGTTCGATTCGCAACGATTCCACGGCGATTGTCGGATGCAGGGTGTCGGATGGCCTGTTGTTCATTGTCAGGTTGGAGCAGAAGCCTGATAATCCGCTTCCGGACTGGCGTGTGAACCGTGATGCGTTCGATGCGGCCATGCGCAGGATGCTTGACGGGTACAACGTGATCGGCGTGTTCGCGGACCCGCATTTCTTCGAGTCGATGATCGGCGCGTGGGAATCCGAATACGGGCGTGACATGAAGGTGTATGCCAGAGGCCAGTCTTCGATCATGAAGTTCTGGACGAACAATTGGGGTGTTGACATGTATCACGCCACGCAGAACGCGCATACCGGATTCGAGTATGATCCCGAGCCTGTGGTGGATGGCAAGCCGAATCCTGAGAGCATCAGACTGTTGGCCGACCCGAGGCTTGTCGGGCATTTCAGGAACGCGCGGCGCAGGGACAACGCCTATGGTTACGCGATCTACAAGGAGACCCCGAAGTCTCCGAAGAAGATAGATGCGTGCATCGCCGGAATCCTCGCGTATGCGGCGCGAAGCAAGTATCTGAGCCAGTTGAAGGAAGAGGAGAGGGCCCGTACCACCGTGGAGCGTGTCTCCGACGCTTCCGGCGCGACGCTTCGGGGCCCGGCCTACAAGAGGCTGCAAAGAGCGAATTGAGGGGTGGTTGAATGGCAAACAAGGTCAACAGCCTTGTACCGGGCGATGAGGAGCCGGGCGGTGACGGTCTGATATTGACCCGTCTCGCCACGCGCTTGCAGAACCGGAACCCGCAGTTGTGCACGTTGAAGACGTTCTATGACGGTCGTGAGACCATTCCGACCAAGAGCGTGCCGAAGAACATGGATGTCACGTCCACGAGCGTGTACAAGCGTTTCGTGGACATGTGCCCCATGAACCTCGCGTCCACCATCGCCAATGCGGTGATAACCTCGCAGCATCCGACGGGTTTCAGGCTCGTGTCCGACAAGACGATGCGTAGCACCGATGCGGATGACATGTGGAACATTAGCGGTATGAACGTCCGAGCGCGGAACATGTTCATGGATGCGGCGATCTACGGGTGCTCGTACGCGCAGGTGTGGCCGAAGGCGAACCCGTCCTACATTTCGCGGCTCAGCCCGTGGACCACTTGCATGTCCGATGACAAGGATTCCGCAGTCGTATACGGGTTCGACGAGGACATGGGGGTCGAGTATCTGACGTTGTACCGTCTCGTCCGTGATGATGACGGCGTGGTGCAGCGGGTTTACTCGCGTACCGCCAAGCAGGAGGCTGACAGTCGCACCCTGTATTCCGGTTCCGTGGATGACGAGGACAGCGTGTATTCGCTTGCCAACGACGATACCGTGAAACGCCCGCGGTTCAAGGCGCAGTTCGAGTGGGATGGCGGCGCTAACGACGATTGGGGCTTCGCGGTCAAATGCGGTTGCCTCCCGATAGTCCGCTACCAGACGCCAACCGGCAAGGGATGGTTCGAGTCGTCGCTAAGGACGCTCGGGGCAATCGACCAGCAGCGTTATCAGAGGTTCTGCATCCAGGAGATGCAGGCGTTCAAACAGCGCTGGATCAGCGGTGATCTTCCCGAGTATTACAAGGAGTCCGATCCGGCGGTCAAATATGGTGACGCGAGAGCCGGCCAGAAGGTCGATTACTCCACGCTGTTCCAGATGGGGCCGGCGGCGTTGTGGCTCATGCCGAAGGGCGCGACGGTGGGTGAGTCCGGCACTACCGATATCACGCCGATTCTCACTGCCGCCTCGCAGGACATCAAGCAGCTTGCCGGCGCGACCGGCACGCCGCTGTCGATTCTTTCCCCCGACGTTGCAGGCAGCGCCGAGGGGGCGAAGCTGACCACGCGAATGTTGCGCCTGAAGGTTCAGGATATGAACATGCGCGCGAATGACGCGTTTGTTCTCCTGCTGAAGATGGCGCTCACCGCGGATGGTGGGAGCGACGCCTATGAGGAGAGGTTCGAGACGACGTGGGAGCCGGTGGAGCTTCCTTCCGAACTCGAACAGACTCAGGCGTTCGCCAATGTCGCGGGCAGGATTCCGTTGAAGACCGCTGCGAGACGCTATCTGCACATGACCGAGACGGAGATCGCGGAGATGGTGCAGGACGCTCAGGATACGAGTTTCAGCCCGGCGTTGGCGCAACAGCAGTCCTCCCTTGCTGATTCCTTCAAGACGGTCGATGATGCTATGGGCGCATCCTACTTGGATGGTTCCGATGGTCTGACCGGAGATACGGCGGTGGATGATGGCGACGTTCCAGACAGTCTCTGAGGCTTTGGACGCGCAGCGCAACGCCCTTGTCAACGAGTATGTGAGCAGGGCTTGGCGCATGTGGCGGTCGCTCACTCCAGCCGATTTCTGGAATGATGCCGTCACTCAGGGCGTTTCGGCGTACATCACGCAACAGCAGATCGCGTTCGTGAAGCAGATGCGCCGTCTCGGCATCTCGTATGCGAACACCATGCTCGGCATGGTCGGGGTGACGGGCAGGACGGCGCAGGTTCCCGAATACGTGGTGGTCAGGGACAACACCGACCCTTGGAAGGTGTCGGCGCGTCCAGCCGACGCTTACAGGAGCCTCGCGGTGAGAACGCCGGACATTCGCCCGCACGGTTGGGATGATGTGAACGACGCCGTGTACGAGACCGTCCAATCATGGCTGGATGCTGCGGGACGGCGGTTGGCCGACAATGCTCTCACCGATGGCGTTGCCGCCCAGAACCGTGCGAGCGAGGAGTATTTCAAGGCTTCCGGCATAAAAAGGTTCCGCAGGATCATACACCCGGAACTGTCCAAGACCGGCACATGCGGCCTGTGCGTCGTCGCCGCCACCAACACGTTCACTAGGGACGATTTGATGCCCCTACACAACAGGTGCAAGTGCACAGTCGCGCCGATCAGGGACAACATCGATCCCGGGCTGAAGCTGAATTCGGACGACTTGCAGAAGATATACGACGCCGCCTCCAAGGCCGGCGGCGGCGGCAGTGGCACGGCGGCGCGGAACCTCACGCAGTTGAGGGTGACTGTGCGCAACGATTCGGAACTTGGCCCCATTCTCACCAGAAGCGACTGGAAGCAGAATGACGAGGCTCCGGAATGGCATATGCCGGACACGATCATGACACAACGGCAGATGCGGCGCATGTGCGAGCGTGCGACGGCGTTCAACGCCAGATACGCGGAGCTTCTCAACGGTTCCGCCGATTCATTGAGCTTTCGCTATGACGGTCGTTCCTACACGTTCAGGAAGGGCGTCCATGTGAAACAGGCATGGGACTACGTGAGGTCCATGCTTTCCTATTCACGCGGCTGGCTTGGGCTTGCCGCCTAGATTTAAGGAGATCAAGGGTGGCTGACCCTGAGAAAAAGAAGACTGCGCCCGAAATGGGGCAGCAGCAGAACAGTGGACCCGAAACGGGTGCGGAGCCCGCTCAGGAGCCGAACGCCCGGAGCGTCGAACCGGGTGCGGAGCCCGTCAAGCCGGAGGGTTCCGGCGAGGACAAGCCCTTCGAGCCGGACGATGCGGCCAAATGGAAGGCCATGAGCCGTAAGAACGAGGACAATGCGAAGGCGAACCTCAAACGCGCGGAACACGCGGAGACGGAACGCGATTCGCTTCGTACCGAGAACGCGCGCCTCAAGGTGCGGATGCAGTATCCGCAGATCAACGACGACGCCCTCTCCCTGTGTTCCGAAACGGAACCGGAGAAGATTCAGGAGTGGGCGGATAAGTACGCGAAGCTGAACCCGCTCGACACCGAGCCGGTGAAGCGTGATGTTCGCGAGGACGCCTTGGCACGCAAGGTATCCACTCTGGCCGAGCACCCGCAGGGCCAAGTCGATCCGAAGGCCGCCAAGGGCGACGCCTACCGGCGTCACATGAAACGCCAGCAGGACGCCCGACGCAAGAAGAACTAGCCAACAAGATTTAAGGAGTTGAACCTTGACTATCGAAATGGTCAAAACGTCCGGTGTCGTAACCCACGAGGTTGACGATTCCTGGCGTTACGGAGAGAAGAACAGCAACGATTCCGTTTCCGTCGTCATCGTCCCGGAACTGTTCAAGACCACTGACAACAAGTACCTGACCGGCGTGGGCCCGAAGGCCACCACCGTGTACATCCGAAGCGGCGTCCCGCTGGCGAAGATCACCAGCGGAACCAACCAGGGCATGTACGGGCCTTATGACAAGACGGCCACCGATGGGCGTCAGACCGCTATCGCCGGATTGCTGGAGTCCGAAGTGGCCGTGAACATCACGCTGGCTGGCTGGGATATCGACGATCCCACCGTCGGCATGACGTATCGGGGCGACATCGTGAAGTCCCATCTTCCGGTCGTGCCCGAGGAAGGTGCCGTGTGGAATTGCGATTTCTATGACATCGAGAACGATTCCGTCACCCGCCTCGCCGGCGGCGCGTCCGGTTCGGCAGCATCCTATGTCCTTCCGCCCGCAGCCACCAATACTCTCGGCGGCGTGAAGAAGGTCGCCACTCCGGGCGAAGACACCGTTGCCGCTTTGAAGACTGCCCTTAAGAGCGCCGGCATCTTCGCCTGACGCGCGTTACCTGGCAAACATTCTATAAACCCGCCCACCGTGGCGGGTTTTCTTATATGTAAGGAGATTCGATGGCACTGGATAAGACCATCATTCCGCCGAGCGAGGCCAGCGAGATCGCTCAGGCGGGTTTCGATTTCGTGAACGGCCTGCTGCCGTTCGCGCAGATGTTCCCGATGAAGTCCAACGAGGGCGACTGGACTGTCACATGGACTCCGAACCTTCCGGTCGTCAAGACACGCGCCATGCAGCGTCGTGCCTTGGATGCCGAGGTTCCGCACGTCAAAAGCACCGAGCAGTCCGCCGAGAAGCACACCGGGCTGCTCCCCTTGTCCGGCATGGGCCACATCACGGAACGAGAGGTGACGAAGGCTTCCAAGCAGAAGAGTGCCACCGACTACGTGCATGACAAGGCCGAGAAGCTGTTTGAGCAGATGGGCCGCGAAGCCGCAGTCACCTTGGAGCTGGAACGCATTCAGGCGATGATGGACGCGACCATCAAGATCAAGGAGGGCGATGATCGCGCAAGCGCACTCGTCACCTATTCGTTCGGCCGTCCGACCAACCAGCAGAATGTCGTTCCGACTACCAAGTGGAGCGACCCGAAGGCGGACGTGTTCGCCGACCTGAAGAAGTGGGTCAAGCTCATGCGCACCGCACGCGGACGCGCGCCGCACGCGGTACTGACCACCTCGGCGGTCATCGATGCGCTGACAGCCAACGAGCAGATGCGCACCGCGTTCTCGAAGCTGGATCTGGAGCATTCACCGACCCGCCTGCTCCGCACCAATGTCGAGAACATCCTTCGGGAGAATTTCCAGCTGACCGACATCCGCTACATCGACGAACTGTACGAGTCCCTGTCGTTGGACAACAACTTCGAGATGAACGTGGACACCACCACGCTCATTCCGGATTCCACGTTCATCCTGTTCCCGGCCTACTACGACAACTCCCTCGGTTTCACCGCCAGCGGCCCGACTGCGGAAGGCCAGGATGCGGAGTTCGAGTTGGGCAAGGACGTCAACGACGGTCTCGTCGCGTACATGATGCACCATTACGCTCCAGCCAACTACGACCTGTGGGTGAACGGCACCGCGTTGCCGGTGTTGCAGGACGCCGTATCGACCTTCAAGGCGAAGGTTCTGTAGCCTGTAGGAGGTTCCCGTGTCCAGCAGCATCGCGTCCGGTATCGACTGGAAGAAGTACATGCAGTTGGAATTGGTCGATGACAAGCGTCTCGCCGACCGGTATTCGAACGAGTGGATTACCCACAAGTGCCGTATCGCGGCGAACATGGCGCTGTCATGCAGCCCGAACGTGGAGCCGCGCATGAACAACGGCTATCTGGACGAGGAGACGTTCGCCTATGTCGTCTGCCAGATGGTCATCCGCGTGATGCGCTGGACCGATCTGAAGTCGGAGACGAACGGCTCCTATGCGTATGAGAACCGCAGTCCGCAGGACAATCCGCCATCCTATGACGCTTCCCCGAACCTGTACGTGAGCAAACGCGAAAAGCAGCTGCTTCTCGGCTACGAGGAGGGGAACGGGCCGATAGGAACGGTGTTCGTCGGCGTCAACAGAATCTGGGGGCTTTGATGGAGGGCGAAACGCTTGACACAGGGCATCTCTTCGATGATGTCGATGCCGACGAGATAGGCGGCGGGCATCTGTTCGACGGGCACGATGAAGTCAGTAAGCAGGTTCCTGACGATCTGCTTCATCGTGACGTGATCGTCTATGAGGGCATGGCCCCGTGGGTGACGTGTCATGGGAGCACGACCGTTCCGAAGTATTTGGATGCGGATGGTAGGGTTCTCGACCCGGCCACGGTTTCCGATGTGGTTCGTGCGGGTGGTTTCGTGCCGTCCATCACCAGTGGCGGCGTCCTGTACACGGCGGATGTTCACGAGGTTTACTGTTGCGTGGTCGGACGTACCCAGAAGAACAGTGTCATGAGTGAGAATTGGGCGCAGGATACGACTCCGCAGAAGTTCGGCGGCAATCGTGAGATGAATCAGGTGAAGGTTCTCGCGCCGGAATGGCATGGTGACTTCTATTCACGGTTCTGGCTCGACGGCTCATGCTATGAGGTTGACGGTTCGCCGGTCTTTCTTCCTCATTCGTCCGATATGGCTAGGCATTACGAGTTTCCGGCTCGCCGCGTGTACGCGGCCGAGTTGGCCCATAACCGTATCGTTCCGCCCGTTCCGCCGAAGGGGGCTAAAACATGGGGTATGTAAAGCTGCGCCCGGATCTGAATGCGAGGGTCGCGGAAACGTTCGGCGGTAAGGTCACCCGTCCCCACGCTTTGAAGGTTCAGGCTCGCGCGAAGGCGTTGGCCGACATGCGGGCCAAGCATTCGAGTGTCGCCGACCGTATCGACATCAGCGTCCACGCTCACGGCTCGCATACGAGCGTGGTCATGAGCGTGACCGGGCGTGACGGCTCGCAGATCGCATCCTATCTGGAATACGGGTATTTCAATGTGCGGGCGCAACGTCATCTGCCGGGCATGTATGTGATGAGCGAGGCCAAGTATGGCTGATCTGAGCGTGCGCGCCCCGTTGGACGCCGAGGGGCTGGTCGATGCGCTGTTCAAGCGCGTCGATTTCCGTAAGGCCGGTTTCGATAACGTCGTGGTGTTGCCGCGTGCCATCGCGGATACGGATTCGTATGCGTTGGACCATGACGTGGTGATCTGGCATTGTGGAGCCCCATTCCAACCGGATTGGAGCGTGAAGGCGTGGGTTTGGCGGTTCGCGTTGTCGTTGACTGTCGTGAACCGTGATCCTGACGTCAGTTTCGGACTGTGTTCGTTCCTGCACGAGACGATTTCCCGTTGGCCTTATGGCGAGCCTACCGGTTTTGGCCGTGTGGGCGCGATTCCCGACAATCCGGCGTTCGAGCAGGTCGCCATTGGCGATGTGGTGACTACTAAGACCGCTGTCGTGCGTTCCTGCACGAAGCTGGTGCAGGCGGGTTCCGTCCGCTGATTCTCCCAATAATTCAAAGATTCTGATTCTAAAGCCCTGTCCGCTTGCGGATGGGGCTTCCTTGTTAAGGAGGGCCATTCATATGGCTATCAATGATAAATCCGTGTTTACCAGTGTTCGCGGTGCCGCTTTTCTTGCCGAGGCCAATACTGCTTTGCCGAGTCTGAAACTGTTCAGTTTGGAGGCGGCGACCGTTGGCGAAACCGCCAAGAAGTACACGAACCTGGGCCATCTGAGCGTGTCCGACCTGCCGTCTTTCGATGTGAGCGGCGGCGACGCGACAACCAAGGATACCTGGAACAAGAGCAAATTCCGTACCACTTATGCTTCCGTCACCGGCAAGGTCACGATTTCCAGCGTCCAGGGCGACAAGGAAACGTTCAAGCTGATGTTCGACGCGGCCGAGATCACAGGTGGCGGCACAGCAGTCGCCTTGGACAAGGTCGAGCAGCCGAAGGCGCTGTTCACCTACGTCGAGGACACGAACACCGGTGAGAAGTTCGGCATTTGGATTCCGAACCTGAGCCTCGCCTACAGCGAGCTGCCGTCTTTGGCTCAGGAGGATTTCAACACGTTCAAGCTGGAGGGCAACATCATGACTTCCACTGTTCTGCCGAAGACCAAGAGCGGCAAGGCATCCAGCATCGCTTTCTACGATCCTGACGATTTCGCCAAGGTTGTGTGAGTCTGAGGGTTTCCGGTTCTTCCCCTGACGGGTGTTCTTCTCCTGTCTGTCGCCCATCAGGGGATTTTCTTTTTTACCGCAGACGGGTGTTGGCTTTTTCACAGATTGGAGTTTTGTATGGCTGAAAACGATGTTGAAGAGAATGTCTTTCCGACTGATTGGGATGGTCTGGCCGGTTACGATGATGTGATGGCCGGATTGCCGGAAATGGTGCAGGCGGAATCTTTCTCGCCGTCTCAGACGGCATTGTTCGCCGTTGTCGAACGTCGTTTGAACGAGCGGCTGCTTGTCATGCGCGATGGTGGCGTGTTCGGCGGCAAGGCGAAGAAAACCGTGTCTGATGATGCGGTTGCCGTTGCCATGGCCGAATACGTGGAGATCGCTGACCCTTTCTACAAGGGGCTTGCCGTCGATGCTGACGCTTACGCGGAGTGGACGAAGGGTCGTAGCTTGTTTGACCTGTTGAACATGTTCGCGTCTCTCACACGCTTCTACGTGGAGCGTCTGGGAAAATCAAGCGCCTCGAAAAAGCAGTCTCGGACTGTCGAGTAGGGGTTGTCTCCGATTTCCGTCGTTTCTACCGGCTGAATCTTCCGGCTGACGTTCATGCGTATGATCCGAATTTCCTTTGCGACTTGTTGGATGGTTTGGAGGCCATTCCCGATTCACAGTGGCGTGCGTGGCTGTTGGAGCATGATGGTGCCGGTGGCGGTTCCGGCAGTTCCGAACGATTGCAGTTGGGGTGGCTTGGTTTCGACCAGTCCGAAATGCTGTTGCTGCAATTGCAGAACACGTTGGATTCGTTGCGTTCGCTGGCTGTTTCCCATTGGAGCGGGAAGAAGGTCGGCTTTGAGCCGATTCTCCCGCCCGGTGTCGATGCCGTGTCTCGTGATGTCAACCATGTGGATGTTTCGCAGGCGACGAGTCTGGCTGATTATATGGCCCGGGCCCGTAGTTGTTTCGGCGGCTGATTTTGCCGGTTTCTGTTTTTGCCCATGTTTCCGAGGGGTCTTTTCCCTCTTTTCTTCCCCTTGGATTCATGGGCGTTTCTTTTAGGAGTGTGCGCGTATGGGGCGTCCTGCTTTTTCCGCTGGCGAGGTCGGCATTGATGTCGTTCCTCTTACCGACCGGTTTTTTTCGGAACTTAGGACGAAGCTGCATGATCTTCGTGATCTGAAGGTTCCGGTTGAGTTCGACCCGGATGACATGGCCGCTTCGCGCACGTATGAGAAGTGGGATGGGCGTGACGCCCGCGTCAATGTCTCGTATGACGTTGACATGTCCGGTTTGCGTGAACTGTCGAAGCAGGATGAACTGTTGCGCAAACGGTACGAGAAGCCCGTCAGACCGGTTTTCGACGGCAGTGGTGTCGTCAAGGGTTTGGATATGGCGATCGACCGTGTCGAACAGTTGCGTAAGGTCCAGAAGAACGTCGGCGACGTGTTCACCAGGAATCTTGGCGTGTTCGGGAAGACGGAGACGAGCCGTCTGAAGGAGCAGATGCTTCTTCTTGACCGGGCCGAAGAGAGGATGCGCAGGGTTCGCGCCGACCGTGACGAGCTTGTTTCGATGCGTGGCGACGAGTGGGATCAGCTGAACAGGCAGATTCTCGGCAACATGGGCACGTTGGATGCTTTGCGGAAGCGTTACGACGAGCTGGGTTCCGAGATCTCCAAGGTTACCGCGTACCGTGATTCGCTTCGTGGCGGTGGACGCCGCGATGAGGCGAAGGCGCAGACCGTCAGGCTTCGCGAGCTCCGCGCCGAATACCGTGCCACCGCACGCAACATGCGCGAGGTCACGAACGAGACGAACAGGCTTGCCAGACAGCAGGACAGGTTGAAGTCCGATAGTGTGGCGAAGTGGATTCACGATTTGGACAAGCAGCTTGTCGAATTGGATTCGCATGCGAAGTCCGTGCGCGACACGTTCGCCAGCGTGGCCCGTAGCGGTTTCGCCAGATCCTCCGACATGGGCAAGACGAACGTTCTTTCCGGGGTCAGCTTCTTCGGCAAGGATCTGAACCGTCAGCTCAATGCGGAACGTGCCGCGCGCAGGGAGCAGCAGCGTCTGAACGATTCGTGGCGTGACGGCGCCGAATGGCAGGGAAACCTGTTGGAAGGCACGGCACGGTATGCGCGGAACCTGAAGACCGCCTCCAACGTGATGAACACGTACGGCAGGGGCGTGAAGGAATCGAACCGGCTGCTTGACGAGCAGGAGCAACGGCTGACCGGCTTGCAGAGGGCCTTGCACGGCGTGAACAAGTACGGCAGGTATTCGGAAGTCAACAGGCAGTTGAACGACCAGCTCGCCGCCGTCAACAGGCTCCGCAAGCAGATCGAGTCCAATCCGATCAAGACGAGACTCGTGCTGGATGATAGCCGGTTCAACCGCAAGTACGCGAACATCACACGTCAGGTAGGCGAGTTGACGAAGAAGCTCGAACGCGAGAACGAGCTCAGGGTCCGCGTTGACTTCTGGACCGATACGGCTGACTCGCTTGAGGAGCGTCTGCGTAAGCTCCAGCATGGGCGCATCCGGATTCCCGCGGATATCGTCGTCGACAATAAGAACCTGATTGAGCGTGCCCGGCAGGTCGCGGAACAGGTGAGACGCAACCCGGATCGCAAGGTCGAGCTTGAGGCCGATCTCGATTTGGACATGAAGCGTGCCGAGAAGCGTATCAAGGATTTCCGGAAGGCCAATGACACGTTCGATATGGACGTGGATTTGGAGACCGCCGCCGCCCGCGCCCATCTCGCTTACTTCACGAGACCGCGCACGGTTGATATCTTCGCGGAGTTCAAGGGCACCGATCTCGGCAAGATCATGAGCGGCATGACCACTGGAGCCACGGGTATCCGTGGCGTGCAGAACCAGTGGCAGAAGCTCGTGAACATGTTCGACAAATTCGATGAGGTCGTGCCGAAGTGGAGTCTGCTGGGCGCGGTGTTCGCGTCCGTCGGCGCCGGAGCGTTGAACTTGTCCCGTACCGCTGGCAGTGCCGGCGCTTCCCTGGTGATGATGAGCAAGGCGGCTTTGGCCGCTCCGGGCGCACTGTTGGGTGTGACCGCTGCTTTCGGCGTCGGATATTCCGCCGCGAAGAACTACGCGGATTATATCGACGTGTCCACTACGAAGTTGGGTGGCTTGCAGAAGAAGCTGTCTGACTCGTTCTGGTCCGAGGCGAAGCAGCCGGTCATCGACATGATGAACGCGCTCGGGGACAGCAAGTCCGTCGAGAACATGAACGGCGTGGCCGACGCGGAAGGGCGCATCGTCGCCAATGCGGCGCGTATCGTCGCGCAGGAACCGTATGTGGGTCGTATCAGTTCGATTCTCGGCAATACGGTCAAGGGCGTGAACGCGCTTGACCCGGGCGTTCAGGCTGTCACCGCTTCCGTTGTGAGGCTTGGCGACAGCACCAGCTCTTATCTGCCGCGCATGGCCAACTATGTGAGCCGTAACGCCACGCTGATGGCGCAGTGGGTCGATGAGGCGGAGCGTACCGGCAAGGTTACTCGGGCCATGGAGAAGGCCATCGAGCAGGGTGGCTATCTCATGTCGAGCGTCAAGTCGGCTGGCGGTATCCTCAAGGGCACGTTCGGCACGTTGGCCGAGGGCGAGAATGGCATCGAGAAGTTCTCCGACGCTTTGAGCCGAGCGGACAGGGCCGTGAACGGCGTGAAGTTCCAGTCCACGTTGACCGCGTGGGCCGATGGCGCGAAGCAGGCTTCGGGCAAGTTCCATGATTCGTTCCGGGAGATCGGCGACGCGGCTTATGAGCTGCGGGATACGACGAAGCAGGTGTTCATTGACGCCGGCTCCATGGTGTCCACCGGCATCGGCTCCATCAGCAGTCTTGCCGGCAAGTCGAAGCAGGGCATCGCCGACTTCAGCAACGGCGTGTCCGAAGGGTTCCGGAAGGTGTTCCATGCCGTTGATTCCGCCTCCCCGATGTTCGACAGTCTGCTGTCGATGGTCGGCCAGTTGTCCGACACGTTCGGCGGAACGTTGGCGAACACGTTGAAGTCGGCTGCTCCGACGATCAAGGTGTTGGCCGATGGCGCTTCCACCATGGCTCGGGCATTCGGCAAGCTGCCTGCGCCCGTTCAGGCGATGATCGGCATGTACGCGACGTTCGGCAGGGCCGGCATCAGCGCTTACAATTCGCTGAAGCGCGGCATGTTGCAGAACATCGAGTCCACGTTGCGGTATCGGAGGACCTTGAGCCAGTTGGGCATCACCTCGCAGGAGACTGCGATCAGCATGCGCGAGCTGGTTCGGGCGATGGCTCGTCTGAAGTCCGGGCAGACTGCTGGCGTGCTGACCGGTGAGGTTTCGGGTATCCGCCAGATGGGCGTCGCGGCCGATGAGACCACCGTGAAGCTGAATCGCATGAATCGTGCGCAGGCTGGCGGTTCCGCCGTCACCGGCATTGCCGCTGGCGTTGGTTCTTCCGGCTTGCTTCGTGGTGTCGGCGAGGCGGCTGAGGGCGCCGCCCGCAAGACCGGCTTGCTGAAGACCGCTTTTAAGGGGCTGAAGACCGCTTTTGGCGGCGTGGTCGATTTCCTCGGCGGGCCTGTCGGCATCGCCATTGGTGGCCTTACCGCGGGGTTGAGTCTGGCCGGCAGTGCGATCAGCTCGTACGATGAGGCCGCCGCTCACACGCAGACGGTGAACCAGTCCGTCGCCGACTCGTTCAAGAACGTTCAAAGCGGCGCGGCGGACGCTTCCACGGCTGTTTCCAAAGCCAAGAAGGCCGTCGCGAAGAATTGGGACGACAAGGATTACGGCTGGAAGCTCCCGGGCGGCAATGACATCGAGAAGCTTGGTAGCAGCATCTCGAAGTTGGGCAGCCCGTTCAAGAAAGCCTCCGACGCGGCCGGTATCCTTGGCATCAGCGTCAAAGATCTGAACAACGCCGCGACCGGAACGAACGACGCTTATGACAAGATGCACAAGAAGCTCGAAGCCATTGTGAACGACAGTCGAGTGAACATGAACATGACCGAGTCGGAAAAGGCCATCAACGGGCAGAGGGTCGCGGCTGCCCAACGTCTGCTTGGCGTGCTTGAGAACTCCAATGCCGAATGGAAAAAAGGCGAGAAGGTGGCGTCCGATTGGATTGACGGCACCAATGACGTCGCTGCCGTTTCGACGTTGGCCGCCGACAAGCTCAGCCTGCTGTCCGAATCCATCGCAGCCAACAACTACGAGCTGGAAGGCAACAGCAAGAACGCCCAAGCCAACCGCAAGATGATGACCGATTTCGCGGACAGCGCTCTGATGTCCGCGAAGAGCATCATCTACTGGGGCAACGGCAGCGCCGAAGCGAACCAGAAGGCCAAGAACGCCGTCTACTCCGCCCGCCAGGAGATCATCCAGATGGCCGAACAGTGCGGCATGTCAGCCGAGGCCGCCGCCGCGCTCGCCGACCAGATGGGTCTTATTCCCGACAACGTGTCCACGAATTTCGATCTGACGAATATGGATGCGGTGAAGCGTCAGGTTCAGGATTATATCGACCAGCTTGAGTTGACCGAAGGGCAGAAGAAAATCGTCCTTGATCTTGTTCAGGATGGTGATATAGCGAGTTTCGGCCAGTTGGTCGGTGCCGTGAAGGCGCTCATGGGTGGTGCGAGCAAGAAGGATCTGGTTCTTCTTCTGGAAGCCAAGGATGACGCTTCGGGCAAGATCAAGGACGCTACGGCTTTGGCCAAGGGGTTCGGTCTGACGAAGGCCCAGATCGATATTCTTGCCAAGGATAAGGCTGGCCCGAAGTTGGATGCCGTCAAGCAGAAGCTTCGTGACAGTGGGTTGACTGACGCTCAGATCCAGATTCTCATCGACGCTTTGGACAAGGCGAGCGAGAAGATGGACAAGGCCAATTCCAAGAAGAAGGACACCGCCAAGGGCATCAGGTTCGATATTGACGCGAACGATGATGACGCCAGGGTCAAGTTGGCCAAGTATCAGGGGTTTGACGGTTCCACGCTTGCGACCGCGCACACGTTCGTGATTGGCGATGATTCGAGCGCCCGGAACGCTTTCGCCAATACGAGAGCGTATGACGGCGTGACGTTGGCTCGGCCTTGGGGTCGCGTGTTGGGTGACAACAGCGGCGCGCGCAATGCGTTCAGGGATACGAGAGCGTATGACAATATGACGATTTCCCGCCCGTGGGCTCGCGTGTTGGGCGATGATTCCAATGTCCGGAAAGTGTTCAGTGACATCAGCAGTAAGAATAACCAGGTTCTTGCGACTCGTTACGTGAATATCGTCACCCAAAATATCGACGGTGGTAGCAGGACAGTGGCTACCGGTGGTCGTATCAGCGGCCCTGGTACTGGCACGTCCGATTCCATCCCGGCGTGGCTGTCGAACGGCGAGCATGTCATCCGTGCCGCTGCGGCGAGCAGGCTTGACCGTACTGTCGGCCCGAATTTCCTGAACGTGTTGAACGCGACCGGCGATCTGGACAGGGCGGTGTCGCAGGCTCGCACGTCGTATGCGCGTAGTGCGCGTGACATGAGCCGTAACGCCTACGCTTCCGGTGGCAGGGTCCAGAGAATGTTGGATTCGGCCACGTCCATCACGGTCAACATTCCTTCACGGGATGATCGTGAGCTGGTGTCCGCCGTGAATGATCTGCGTCGTGAGGTCGCGGGCTTCCGTGATGGTATCGGCGGTGAGATCAGGCGCAATGGCAGTCCTTGGCCGAGCAAGCGTGATTTCGTCCGTGATGTATTGGAGGCCAGCCGTGGCAGGTGAGCTCGCGTATGTGAGTGGTTCGACCGGTGACCGGTTCGACGTGTCGGATTATGCGACCGTGGATTTCGAGGGCGCGTTGGAGTTGCGTGGCCGTGAATGGGATTACACGGTGCGTGACGGTGGGTTGACCGGCGTTTCGAGGAAACGCCGGGAGGTTTCCGTTGACGTGCATTACGGTGATGCGGTGGCGTTCGACTCGTTCATGCGGGCCGTTGACGCTGATCTGGCCGTAGGCAAGCCGGGACGGTTGGAGGCGGTGAATGGCGCGAGGGAGGTTTGGACTCAATCGTGTTATGCGGTGAAGTCCGAGGCTTCCTCGCATCCTGGTTCTTCCGACCCGGTGTGTGCGCTCTCGTTCGTCCTGTTGGATGGCGTGTGGCGTCATGAAGCCGGTACCGTGTCGTATCAGCCTGCGTCCGGGTCTGCCGCGTCAGGCTTGGATTTGCCGACTGACATGGGTTATGATCTGGCTGTTTCGCGCCCGTCATGCATGGTGTCTAACCGTATGCGTGTTCCGATGCCGTTTCGTCTGATAGTGTATGGGTCTGTCTCGAATCCGTCGTTGACGATTGGCGGGAACGTGTACCGGTTGAATGGTGATGTTACCGCTGGCGCTTACGTGGTGGTTGACTCGTTGGAGAAGTCAATCGTGCTGCATGGTGCGGATGGTTCTCTGCGGAACGTGTTTTCGTGGGGTGTGCGCGGTTCCGGTCTGAATCGTGGACAGTATGTTTTCCAACCTATTCCGGCTGGTTCGAGCGTGGTTGAGTTGGGTTCCGGTTTCGGTTTCGATCTGACGGTCATCGAGGAGAATGGGGACCCGACTTGGTTGATTTGATTTGCGCTGACGAGAATGGCGTGCCGTTCCATGCGGTTTCGGATTGCGTGTTGGATTGCGCGTGGGGGTCTGGCGAGAATGATTTCGAGCTGACGTTGTATGACGGTACCGTGCTGCCTGACCGTGGTCTTGTCTATGTGGATGGGACCGAGGTGGGCGGCATCGTCGATCATATGAAGGATGAGCTGTCGGACGGTGTGAGTGTAGTCACGTATTCCGGTCGGAGTTGGCATGGCATGTTGGCCGGTAAGGTGTTGCAGCCGGATTCGGGGCAGGATTATCTGAAGGTGTCCGGCCCCGTGAATCAGGTGTTGTCGAACCTGTTGGCCCGTATCGGCTTGTCTGACGTGTTCAAGGTTCGCGCGGATTCCACGAAGACGATTCCCACGTTCAAGTTCGACCGGTATTGCACGGCGTATGATGGCATCCGCGGGATGTTGGCCGCGAATGATCTGAAACTTATGTTTCAGGAGGTTGACGGCACGATATGGATGTATGCCATGCCGGTTGTCGCCCATGACGATACGGTCGATTCCGATCTGGTTGATTTTTCCATCACGAAGGATTACCGGCGCACCAACCACATGATCGGCTTGGGCAAGGGTGATTTGAGGAATCGTCTGGTCGTCCACTATTATGCGGATGGTTCCGGCAAGGTGTCCAATACCCGCACGTTCGATGGGCGTGATGAGATCGCCGCGGTCTATGATTATTCGTCCGCCGAGAAGGACGAGTTGGACAAGCAGACGAAGAAGCAGTTGCAGGATTTGCAGGGTGCCGGTGCCGTCGATGTGACCGTGCATGACGGCTTGTCGCTTGATGTGGGCGATAGGGTCGCCGGCCGCGATCACGTGACCGGCCTGACGGTTACCGCCATCGTGTTGAAGAAGATCGTGAAACTGTCCGGCGGCTTGCTGTCCGTATCGTATGAGGTCGGCGACGCGGCTTCCTCGAAGACGGAATATTCGAATTACACGAGTTCGTCTTCCTCTTCGGGTTCGACTGGTGGTGGCGTGTCTTTGACGGCTGGCCGTGGCCTGTCGATTTCAGGCGGCACGATCAACGCGGAGGTCGCTTCCGAGGATTTGGATTCCGTCAGGCAGGTCGCCGATGCGGCGAACAGGACGGCTTCCGGTTTCGCGGCGCAGATCGGCAAGGCGAATCAGACCGCCGAGGATGCGAGGAACGTCGCCGATGCGGCCAGGAGCGTGGCCGACAGTGCCAAGTCGGGCATGATGACCGATGGCGAGCGGTCGAAGCTCGCTTCGGTCGAACGGGGCGCGAACGCCTACACGCTGCCGAAGGCGTCCACGGACGTGCTGGGTGGCGTGAGGGTGGACGGTTCCACGATCGTGAGCGTGGATGGTGTCATCAGCGCGCATGTCGGCGGCGGCGCTTCCGGGAAGGCCGTGTTTCCGATCGGCTATGTGGTGATGAACACGACCGGTGTTGACCCTTCCGTTGATTTCGGCGGCACGTGGAGGCAGTTGCCTTCGCTTGGTTGCTCCATGTTTGAAAGGATTGGATAGTGAAATCGGATGGCTACGTGAAGTACGTGTGCGACAAGTGCGGCAAGACCGCCTATGTCGCCGCTGGCGATACGGAGGCGCGTGAATGGTTCACCGTGCGCCGGTATTCGGCCGGCAAGGCGACCCGCATCGCGGATGATGTGACGCCCGACATCTACGAATTGTGTTCCCAATGCAATACGTCTTTCATGGCGTTCATGCAGAAGGATGACGCTTCGTTTGAAGCATGGTTGAAGGAGGGTGAACGGTGACCATCGAACTGGTCGACGGCAAGGCCGGTGTGGCTCATATTTCAAGTGAGGACAAGGCGATCATCCATCAGGCCAAGTTTTCTAAGTCTGATGTGGTGTTCGACTGGGGTGACGCGTTCAAATGCTCGATGAGTTCGTCCAACACGGCGACGATCGGCACCGGCTGCGCGTCGATCCAGGGCTTGGACTGGCATATCACGGCTGCGGAATCGGTGACGATCTCCAACGGGTCGCAGGGCATGAAACGCAATGACATCATCTGCGCGCATTACCATCGCAACTCTTCCAGCGATACCGGGGATGTGGGTATCGAGAGTGTGGAATTGACCGTGTTGAAGGGCACGCCGAACGCGACGGCTGCCGCCGACCCGGCCATTCCGTCCGGGAAGATACTGTCCGGCGCGGTTGACGCGTACATGCCGTTGTGGCGTATCCCGCTCGACGGCATCACGGTCGGCACGCCGGTGCGCCTGTTCACTCCGAGGGGGGCTTTGTGGGATTCCGTAACCCAGCAATGGAAACCGCCGTATACGAATAACAGCCTCACTCTGTG